GCGGCTTTTTCTCCTGCAACGAATGTTTTGTTAGAGCTTCCAAAAGTGGTTGTCGCTCCAGCATCAGCGGTTGTACTGGGGTCAGCAGAACTTAAATAAGAACTCAAATCTGTTGAGTCCATAAAAACTTTGGTATCTTTACCGTGTATAAAAGCCATTTACTTTTTACCTGTCCTTCTTCTACTACGTCTTGTTCTTGACGGCTTACTGCCACCAGTTCCATATTTTGACATATCTCTCCTTATCTTAGCCTTACTTTTTTAATTTCCAAGCCAAAGAAATCTCTGCTGAAACTCTGCGTGTTATTTTCCTACGCTCTTTTCTTGTGTTCTTTTCAGCTATAAGTAAGAATGGAACTAAGGGAGTTCCTCTCTCGTTAATGGAGTTTACCACAGAATAAGGGTTGACATCTGTTTTTCGACTAGCCCATTCTTCTATTGGTTGTATTGGTGGATAGTGTGGTTTAGTTCTCCAGTTAGCACCACCCCAGTTTTTTCTGTTCTTCTTTGGTGGCAATCTATAACCATTAGGAAGTCTTTTAAAGTTTCCGTGTACAAAAGCTGAATGTGGTGCAGTTGCTTCTACTTTGACTGATGTAGGCAACCTTCCTCGCATAGCAACATTCTTAGCCTTGATAGATTTCTGTAACTTACCAGTATCAACAGGCACAACTTTCTTTGCTTCTTCAACAATAGCTTCTGAGTGTTCATTCATAAGATGACGCAAAGGTATAAGAGTGAAACCTGCGTTTTGTAATTTTCTTTTTATTTGAGTCATTCCATTTATTTGGAAGTCACTTCTAGTAGCCATAAAGACATACTAACAAATTATTTAGAAATAATTATAGAATTGTGCCACTTAGTGTGACTTTTTTGTGTCCTTTGAGTATGGTTTGGACATCAGGGTCAAGACGTGAAAAGAGTTCACTAACGCCTGTATTTATATCTCCATAGGTATTGAAGGGAGTATCTTTTCTCTTAAAGTATCTAAGAGCTTGTATTAATGTTGCAGTCTTTATATCTTCGGGGACTGCTGAATAACCCCACTTCGCAGTAATTTGTATATTGTTTTTTATTGTTGGGTCAAATCTCTCTGAGCTTCTTGTATCAAGAATAGTAATCTTGTTGTAAGGCTCGTAGTACGTTGTGCCACCAGTAATCTTTATTACTCTAGGATTTGTTGGCTCAACAATGTAGTCAGTATTTAAAGTTAATGTAGTTTCAAAAGTTCCGTCATCATTGTCATCTGTCTTGACTATTAGACCAGTAGTAGTAGAGATGTCAGGTGTATCAAGATAGATAGAGCTTTTAGGTGTAAAAGTTTTTACAACAACACTCTCATCTTGCGAGAATTTCCTACCACAAATTGAATCAATTAATCTACAAGCAGAATCAATAGCAGTATCTATATTATTATCTTGTGCCGTACCTGTTAATCCAATATATGCTTTTAAATCATCTTTGTCGACATACTGAGTATGAGCCATTTAAGACCTACTTAGCTTTATTTTCTTTAGGTGCTTTTGCTTTGGTTGTAACAAATTTAAGAGCTTTATAATCTGCGTCATTCATCTCTTGACCTGCACGACCCATTAGTTTACCTTTATTCCAACCTTTAGGAAGTCCGTCATTTGATTCAACACATTCGCCTTTGTCATTACACCAAATATCTTTTTTTAATATCATAATTTCCTTCTTGCTTAATGTCCCACCCTCATAAGATGAATGGGACATTAAAGCCATTTTATCTAATTTCTTAGAAGTTTGTGATTGTACAGAACGCAGTAGCTCTATAAATAGGCATACCGAGTCTTACTGTTGCCTTCATAACGACAATGTCTTTTACGAAGTTCTCGTCGTGTGAGTCAGACATAGCAACTTCCATACCTTGTCTTGCGACAACGTGAATTGCTTGTCCACCACCGAATACACCAACAATAACTGTACCTGCACCTGCTTCTGTTGATAATACAACAGGCAGTCCCCAAAGGGTAGGTGCAACGCCACCACCGAATTGTCCTGCACCAACAAATAGAGGGTTTAAGCTACCACTTGTTGTAACTGCATTGACTTCGGTAACTAGTTGATACCAGTCGGAAGGGTGCATAATAATTGCGTCAGGTGTTAAGAAGCTATCTTTCTGAATTTCAGTAATTGCTTCATAAACTTGACCAATTCTTTTTAGGTTTCCTGAGAAACTTGAGAAATCAAAAGTGTTGATTCCTGATTTATTCAAGATACCTGTTAGGTTAGCACCTGAGCCTGAGCCACCGACCATTTGGTCTGAGACGGCTAGTCTAACCATTGTTTGTAATCTTGAATCAAGATAACCTTGTACTGCTGAAACGTCAGCTAACAATTCTTCTGTTACAGGAAGGAAAGCACCAATCTTACGAATGTTCTCTGTTCTTTCTGTAAAAGCTAATGCGTTTTCGCCTAAAGCTGAGCCTTCGGCAGTTGCAGTAGCATTGTTAGTGAATGTTGTTTCTTCCAAATACTTGTATTGATAGTTGTCAGTTGTGATTGTATCAATAAGGTCAGGTATTTGTAATGGGTCAAGTGTAGCAGTTGGTACTACTAAGTCTGACCTTGTAACTGCAGGTGGGTAACCTGATTCTGTTAAAGTAGTTTTTAATTCTACTTGTGGATTCCACTTAAGTTCGGAGTTAATGTTCTTTTGTCCATTATCCATAAAACTTTTGTAAGCATTAGAGTCCATAAATTGACCACCAAGAGATTTTCTTACTTCTTTTGGCTCGTCATTGTGGATTGGCATTGATTTAACTTCTTTGCCTTTTACTAATGCGTCCTCAAGTCTTGCTTCTTGAACTTCAAGAGCGTTTAACTCGTTTACTTTTTCATTAAGTTTTTCAATCTCGATATTTCTATCTTCGATAGCTTGTTTTTTTTCAACAGAAATTTCTGAGCCACCTTCAAAAGTGTCCTTCATTTCTTTGATAGCACCAAACTGTGTTTCTCTTAATGCGTGGAGTTCCTGATTGAGTTCTGTTAATTTACTCATTCCTTTTCTCCTTCAATAGTTATGCCTTGACTTTGTGCCAAGACTTCTTGAGTTGTTAACCATAGTTTGTCTAATTCATCAGAAGGTTGCTTTGCTTCTTCTTGTTCTGCACCTAGTCCAAGAATTGAGTCTAAATCGTTATAGACTTCTTGGATTCGGTCTTGAATCTGCATAAGTGAATCTTGAGCAGACTTGGATAACATTTTGCCTTTTTCTAAGCGTAAAGAAGTAAGTTCTTTTGCTCTATCAATGAAACTGTCGATTGTGTTAAGCACACTCTTGGCTTCATCTGTGAATCTAAGACCCGATTCAACATTTTTTACATCTTGTTCTTTTTTCTCTTTGACTGATAGTGTGTGAGTTAATTGATTTGCACCAACCAGTACTGGAGATACTTCGTAAACAGTTGCAGATTTTATGTACCTGACGTTTGTAGATTGCCCGTCTTTTGTGAACTGACCTTCTTCTGCGTCATCTACTTGGAATCCGAATGACCATTGTTGTAAGTCTCCCATAGCTTTGACAAGTTTATATGCTTCTTGTCCTGCTTCTGTATCTAAGAAAAATTCTCCTTTAGCTACTGCTTTTTCTTCGTCTTGTGAAATAGTAGCTTTACCTATTGGCGACTCCCACTTGTGAGACCAAACCATTGGTACTTCTTTACTCTCTCCCCAAGCTGATTTTAATGAGTTGGGTACAACAACATCTCCGTCTGAATCGACTGTATTAAATACTGAGAATACTGCTTCTACTTTTCCTTCGGCTTCTGTATCTAAAGCAAAATTTACCGACTTAAATTCTTTGTCCATTATTCTTCTTCCTTTTCTATCCACGCTTCGTTTTTTTCGGTGGAAGGGTCGTCTGCAATAAAGTGTCCTTTATCATCTCTTGCTCTTACTTTACTAGCTTCTGCTAATTTTTTTTCTTTATATGCTTTATCTATCTTGATAAGCATACCTTGTTCGAGAAGCCACTTAATACTTTTTTGTGGCACTTTTTTATTATCGATAATTTCGCCTTGAGCAAAATATTTATCTTCGACTGTTATGCCATTTACAACTTCATACATTATGTTATTATCTCCACGCTAAATTCTACGCCTAAGTAATCAATACTGTTTATAGTATATACACCATAATTACTTGCTTCAACAACTCTAGCAGAAGATACCACACCACCAAGTGTTGAGTCTCCTTCTATTGCTTGTTTTATACTTGAGCTTCCACTTCCTGCAAGAAATTCATCAAGAGAATCTTGCGATAATTCTGCGTCAACTCTTGAAACATAAAGATAAAGAGGTATTTCGTATGAGTCTGAGCCACGAGACATTGTAGAATCATAATCTACTGAACTCATTACTCCAACTACGGCAGTTGGTGGCTCTATTGAATCAGGAACATAGGAATAAACACTTAGTCCTGAAATTGTTGCAAGTCTCGTTGAGAGACCTGACCTTATGCTTGATAAACTTGCCATAGGTTTACTATAACAAAAAAGCCACCAATGTAGGTGGCTTAATTGCTTTTGTTAATTTAGTATTTGTTTTCTATATAGAAAAATTTATCAGCTAAAGATAAAAGATGACTATAAGACTGTACTTTATAAGGCTCTCCTTCTTGTTGTTCATCTGACAACCAGTCTTTTTTGTTCGCTTTTAAAAAACTAACTATTTGTTTTAATTCACTATTTTTGTATATCATATTTTATTCCTTATATCTTTTCTAAACAGTCTGTGCAAACATAATCAATTAATGAATCACTATTAAGAATTGTGTCATAGTAACTAACACCTCTTACTTCATCTTCTAATCTATCTCCACAAAACATACTTCCAATTTGTGTTTTGTTGTTTAATGTTTTTCTTAAGTGCCATTCGGTTACTCCAACACTAAACATACCTTGCCTCGTATATGCAGTAATTAAATCAATGCCCTTAGCTTTTGCTTCTTCTAGTTTTTCTATTTTTATTGTTTCATTCATACTATTATTATACATAATCTTAGATTACATACAAGTATTTATAGTAAAAAACACTATAAATTGTTTTTGTAAAAGCCTATAATCATTGATTATTTTAGATATAGAAAAAGTATTTTATTTTTTTTTTAAGTTTTTGCGTTTTTTTGCTAAAAATTGTGCAGATAGCAGTAGCTTCGGAGTTTAGATGAATGAATGAAACAAAGCTACTGCTTCATTATCTGCTTTATAACTAGGTACAGGGAATGAAACCTAGCTACAATTTTATATTAACACTAAATATCTCCTCTGTTACAGTCGTAACAAAGTTCAGACCTTCCGTCTAGTAAGGTAACCCTGTTGCAGTTTTTACAAGTATAGTTTTCTTTTGTTTGGCTCATTCTTCGTCTCCAAACATTTGTGCGAAACATACTGGGTGTGTCCCTGAAATAATCTGTTCTCTAAAAGCTCTTGATAGATATGGAAAATGTTCCTGTACTGTTTTTCTAGGATTCTCCCAAAGATATTCATACCAGTCTCGTCTAATGACTTCTACCGTGCCTTCTTCTAAACAATTAACACATTTTCTAGTAGGCACAGTTACAACATCATCTTTGACATCTCTCCTGCTATATTTGTATGTTGTTAAGAACTCAGAAGATTCTTGCAAGGTGTAATGTCCCTTACAGTTTTTTTCTTTTGGGCAGTTGCATTGAAATATCATTTTTGTTCCCTCTCCTCTAGTTGAATCTGTAACTTGCGTATCATCAGCAACTTGCTCACTTCTTCCAGTTGGTTGACGTGGTCAAGATGATTGATGAGTTGTTTTATATTTTCAAAGATTGTCATTTTAGAATCACATCTTCCTTTTCAAACTCTGCCTTACAATGTAAGCACTCAAGAGCAGACCACATCAAGTGCGTGACCTCAAGCTCAAGGCTACAATCAGGACAATTAAATTTAAAGGTTGTTCGCTTTTGATAAATCATATATGGCAAACCACATCTAATTTTTTTGTAGCGTTAGTTCCTAAATGACTAATACATACCCACACTTCTTGATTTAGTTTCCACAAAGCAACGGCAGGGAGTGGCTCGTGTTCTTTACACACATAACATTTTGAATTAATGTAAGGTGCTTTTATTTTTTTTAGTTTTGTCATTCTTCTTCTCCCTCTGATTCTATTGTACGGACTTCAAACTTCCCTACGAGAATCTTCTTCTCAACGTCCTTCCACTTGTCGAAACCTAGCTTGATATTTTTATCAAACAGGTTGGAATACATTTGTTGAGCCTTTGCTTCCGTGTCAGCTTCTACCTCGAAGTCAACTTGGAATGATTCACTAAATTTATATATAGCCATTTGTTTCTCCTTTATTAATTTCATTCATAGGGAGACCCTAATCGAAGATTCATAGTTTGTCAAATCTTAAATTATATTTATTTATTTTAGGTTGCAATACATTTCATAACTGCTAATCTTAGATTATGAATGAAACAAACAAGGAGAACAAAATGACTATCGAAGACAAAAAAGCATTGGCTAAAAACATTAGTGAGCAGACAAAATGGGACGGCTCAGATATCTTAGATATTTTGCAGATTGCATTAGAGGACGCTAATTACCACACATTAAACCAATGTTTGAATAGTGTTAGACAACAACAAAAAATTGAGACTAACGAAAAATATTGTATAAATATATAAGTACCAAAAATAGAAACGGAGAAAAATAATGAGAGAGATAAATAAAGAACTAGCAAAGAAGTTCTTTGACATTACAAATAAACAAGAACTAATTGACGGGAGTGGACACGCAATCTACTCAGTCGATTCGTTTGTAAAATGGGGAGAGTTAATCGAGTTGCTTGAAGATGACATAAAACATTTAGAGCAAAAACATTTCTCAGGGAATACACATAAATCAACAATCTATTCTCACGCTACTGGCGAGAGATTGGATTATCTTGTTGGCATTGACAACAAAGATTTCCTACGTTGGTTTGGTGGAGTCATTGGTGCTGACTTAACTGACGCTGATTACTTCTATGGTAGAGGTCGTCAGGGTAGCTTTATGGCAGACCGAATATTTGATAAGTTGCAAGAAATTGCAGAAATAAATGAGAATGATATGAGAGCTATCGTCAAAAAAATGAAATTGAAGGGGGGTGTTTAGATGTCAGCTAGTTATATTATAGCTTTGCTTAACAAACACGGTTTCGATACAACTTGGAATAAACAACGTATGGAGTTCATAAAAGAACTTACAGACAATTTAGATTATATTGTTGAGAATCGTGAAGAAGTTATTATAGGATATACTGATGAAGGCAGATTTGATTTTTCAAATACTAGACCTTATCAACCTAAATAATATTTACACTTAATCGAGACTCGGAAGCCCACCGTTCATTCGGTGGGTTTTTCGTTTGAGAAAAAATTTTGCTTACTTTTATTTCTTTAGCATATTAAAAACTTCTCTCTTTGTTTCCAAACTAGGATTGTAATTCTTGTTTATCCAAATAATTTCTTTGGTCTTAGAATCAAAAATTAAATAATCTATCCTTTGTTCTACCATTGACAAATCATCTTTAATTTTATAACCAATATTAATAGATACAACTGTTGTCAAAGAATCAGGAGAGAGACTACTTTTCATCTCTCTCCCTTTGCCTTGTTATTTGGCGTATAGACATTTTGGCTATGTCTAGTTGATTGTTGTTTAATGTATTTAGAAATTTAAGAATAAGATAATATTCTTCATAAGTTACTTCTTCCATTCTGCACCCCCTTTTGTTTTTCACTCGCATACTTATTCAATAAGTTTGTTGAGGGTCGAAGGGCAGAGGGAGAAAAAAATTTTTGTGCTTACCGACTTCTTTAGCCGTTTGGACTTGCCTCACGATAAATGACGTTGCACCGACAGTTGATTGTTTCTTTGGCAGATAGGTTTGGTGCTTTAGGATATTCGGCACTCTCTCCACCAACTCTAAATAATTCGTTCTGCCCTACAACTTGTCCGTCAGCCTGAATGTGTGTGTCTCTTGAATTGTTAAATTGTGTCTGCCACTCTTTGACCGTAACCAATCCTGATTTCTGTACTGCGTCATATTGACCAAATTGTGATAAAGCCCCACCTTCTGTTCTAGCAATAGTCGAAGCTCTAC